CATGGCGGCACTAGCTCAAGAGATTACTGCTGAGATCGATCAAGAAGTAATTGGTTCATTAAGAACATTGGCTGGAACAGCTAGTGAGACTTTTGACCAATCTGCTGTATCTGGTACAGCTACTTTCGTTGGTGATGAACACGCGGCATTGGCTGTTCTTATCAACAGAGTTGCAAACCAAATCGCAACAAGAACAAGAAGAGGCGCTGGAAACTACGCAGTAGTATCTCCAACAGCTTTAACTATTCTTCAATCAGCAACAACTTCAGCATTTGCAAGATCAACTGAAGGTACTTTTGAAGCACCAACAAATACTAAATTCGTTGGAACTTTAAACGGTGCTATGAGAGTATACGTAGACGCATACGCATCTGACGGTACTTCAATCTTAGTTGGTTACAAAGGAGCAAGTGAGGCAGACGCACCAGCGTTCTATTGTCCTTACATTCCTCTAATGTCTTCAGGTGTTGTGTTAGATCCATCTACTTTCGAACCAGTAGTAGGCTTCTTAACAAGATACGGTTATGTAGAGTTAACAAACACTGCATCATCACTTGGTAACGCGGCTGACTACGTTGGATTAGTAGCGGTAACATCTGCAAACTTAAAATTCAAGTAAGCCAAGGCTTATACAATTTCAAAAAGAGGCGGCTTATGTCGCCTTTTTTTGTGGCGGTTCTATCAAGATTTAAATAGAGTATGCACTATTGCTTTCATCACATACCAAAAACAGGAGGTAGTTCTCTCAGAATGCGTCTTGAAGACCGTGCAGATAAAAAACAAATCAGCAAACTTGACTATGCAGTAGGACACAACTCCACAATCAGGACGCCAGGTACACATTTTGTATGGTTACGTGAGCCTCTTGACCGAGACATATCGCATTACAACTATGACATGGGGAAAGGAGACATAGAAGGTGACAGTTTTGTAGAACACTGTCAAAAACTTTCAGGCAACTTTATGATTTTATGGTTATATAAAAATTACCTTTGCCTAGATCGCAATACTCCAATAGAAGAAAAATATAAAACTGTACGCAAGGCACTACATGATACATTTCAGAAAGTTTTTTCTCTAAAAAATTTTGAACAAAGCTGGAATGAAATCTCTGATCTCCTTAGATTAGATAGAGAACCGAGACTGAACACTAATAGAAGTAATTCAGATTACAAAAAATATGTTGAAAGAAAAGATTTGAATGAAAATTTTATAAAATGGCATCACGAACATAACAGCTACGATTATCTTATATACAAAGAGTTCTGTACGTAGATAGGCACTTGTCAATTTTGAACGTAGTCTAACGCTATGTTAGTTTTTTGTGAGACAGAATATTGTTGCTGATCTTGTTCGGACTGATCTACATTTGTCCAGTTGCCCTTTGCCCTACTACAAGTGTTACATATCAGATTCTTTTTTGCCTCTGTGAATTTCCTGCTGTATATCAATACTATCTCTTGACGCAGGTTATCCCACACTTTTTCAACACCGTCATTGAACACATTGCCATAGTTGGTACGTTTTGTGGCATCCTCACAGCAAAGCACTGCTGTACCATCGACCAGTATTTCCATCTTCCTAAATATCTTGCCATACACCATGGCGCAACCCTTTACAAAATTTTTCTCATCTATGTTGAAATCAGCGCCTTCCATCCAAACACCGTCGCCCGCTCCCATCCTATTGGTCATCCAGTGGTTCTTTACTTTGACACGTCCAAGCGTTATGGATTGTAAATTTTTTGCAATCAGTTTACGTTTGCTATCATCAACGTGTTGATCTTTGTGTTTGACGCCGATCCTCATCTTTCGACTTATCTCCGGATAATTGTCTCTAACTTTTATCAATCTTGCTTTGGTCACTTTCCAACTGACACCCATAAATTCTTTTATCTCCGCCTCATCGAAACCTATCACAGAAATTGTTATGGTATCAAGTAAGTGAAGATATTTCTGTATTATCTTGCAATTTCTTTCTGTGAATGACACACCATTTGTAGTGATGTTCACCATCATCTTGTGCTCGTTGGCCAACTCTAATATGTATTCGAGGTCGGGACACACAAGGGGATCAGAATATCTCCATGGAGTAATTGCTGTGGTCCATGGCTTGGCGTTATATTTCTTCAGCAAAGCCGCATAATCTTCGATCAGTGTTTTAATTTGATCCCTGGTCATCCTCACTCCGCGATACTCTTTGTCCTTGCTGAGCCATGTGTATGGACACATGAAACAAGCCGCGTTGCACAACTGTATGGGTTCAAAAGATAGTTCAGTCGGAATTGGAAAATGGTATGACATTATGGATAAAAAGGCTGTTTTGCCCCAGATTTTTGTTTTATAAAAAAGTTTAAGGTTACCCTGTTAGAATTTTCAGTGCTTTCATAACTGTGCCAGGTCTCATTGTGTATACCACAAAATATCATTGTGCTGTTCGGTTTCCATGGAGCTTCCTTGGCCAAAGTTTGTGCATTGTTTTCGGTGTACATCATGGTGCCACAATTGGCATCTGGTGTGATGTAGGTGACGCTCGACCAAATTTTAGATGCAGTCTCATCATGTATCTCGTGCTTGTATGGCTTTGGTGGTTGTACTCCGATGTAGGCCGTGATGCAAAGGTCATCATACCACCTATGTGCTGGAAAATGGTCATTCAATTTTTTACGATTATCGTATATGCTGTGTGATATTTCAAATATCTGATCATACCAGTCTATGCCAAACTCATTGAACTGTTTTGGTTGTATTTGATTTTCTGTTTGGCCTTTGAATGTGGGCATATCTGACATCTTGATGTCTAGGAGTTTCTCACATTGTCGTCTTAGATTAGCAAATTCGTATTGATCTATATGATTTTCAGTTACTGTATGTGCCCAAGGATCTGTGAGGATCTCGGATTGCAAACATTTATCAACAAAATTGGTCCCTAACATACAAATATTTATTTCATAATTTTTTGTATGAACCACAAATAAAAAATGTGTTCTGTACGTAGATAACAATTTTTTTCCATAGTCGTAGCAATCGCAGACCAAATAAGGTAACTTTACTCTCACCGTAGGTACCTAAATAAAATTACGATTCGCAAGAATCACAACAACAAGGGGAGGTCCACAAATGGATATCATGAACCAAATCAAAGGATGGGCTAAAGGATTAGCTGACGTAGGTGTTTCACTTATTGCGTTAGGAATTGTTTTAGAGGTTCTTTTCAACGGTCAAGGTATTCCGTTCTGGCCAAACGTTTCCGTAATAGGAAATGTCCAGGGCGTACTGCAAGGCTTTTCTGATCAAGGTTTGATCGGATTGGTAGCAGTTTGGATTCTATACAATATCTACAACAAGAAATAATATAGATCTAGAAATACAATAACCTTAGGGGTGGTGTGATTAATTTGGATTGTTCGCATCACCCTTTTTTCTATTTACACGCATATTACACAAAATACCAACTTATAAATATTTGCAAGTCATTAGTGCATTCGCACAGTACAGAGAACCGTACTTTACACGACACACTTATAAGAGGGGGAGTTTTACACTCCCCCAACCTACGCATAAATAGTTGCAAATGGCAAAAACAGTTAGAACATCAGGCGCATATACATTAGAACCAGGAACTGAGGTAGTAGCACTTAAGAACGGTCTTGCGTTCACACCAGTAGCATTCGCTAATCTACCCTCCAGTCCAGCTAATGGAATGGTTGCATTCTTGACAACCGACGGTGCAGGTGCAACTAAAAACAAACTTTGTTACTACGAGACAGCAAACAACAGATGGAACTATGTTGTAGACGACAGTGCAGTAGCAACATCATAGAATTATGAGATATAAGGAAATTGATATCAACATCAAGGCAATACCAGATGCCGAAGACGAAGCACTGCTGAACCAACTGATGGGCGCCAAAGGTGTTTCTGTGTCTGACACAGATACCGATAAACCTAATAATACCAATACTGAAAATCCAGGAAAAGTGAATTCAGATGATCCATCAACCGTTGCATCAGTGTACCCACTACAACAAGAATTAGAATTAAAAAAACAGGAAGCAGGCAAGGACCTAGCACAATTTGATCACATCAATCAAGACGCAGACGAGATGGAGACTGACCAAGAGGTAAGACAGGACGAACCATTGGTGAAACAGCCAGAAGTGACCGCAGGCGACAATCCAGGCGTGCCAGCAGAATTAAAAAAGGAAATAAAAACAGAAAGCGAGTTTGTTCAAAGATTAAAACAACTATCTGGCCTATAAGGAGCGTACATGGCATTCAGGAAACTGGTAGGATCTTACAAAGATTACACCTTATCATCACACGTTTTAGAAGACGGCTACCTTGCGGTAGACGTTGACTCAGGAAGTTTAAGACTAGGTGATGGATCAACAGCAGGAGGAATAGCAGTTGCAAGTGGAGGTGGTGGTGGTTCTGCAAGTAGCCTCGGTGATCTAAGTGCAGTAGGTTCTACACTATCAGCACCATCGAATGCAGACTTAACATTATCGGTTGCAGGAACAGGTAGCATAGTTTTGACCGGAATAACTTTTCCAAACTCAGATGGTTCTAACACACAAGTGTTGTCCACAAACGGATCTGGAGTATTAAGTTTTGTAGATCCAGTAAGCACAAACAACGTTGATGGTGGCACAGCAAGTTCTGTGTTTGACTCATCACTTACAACTATCGACGGAGGCACTGCGGAGTAATGCCAACTAAAATTCAATTAAGACGAGATACAGCGGCAGACTGGACAAGTAACAACCCTACTCTATCTGCAGGAGAATTTGGCTGGGAGTCAGACACTAATAGATTCAAGATTGGTACGGGCTCAGCGGCATGGGCCAGCCTTGCCTATGCTGACACATTGAAAACCCTAGGAGATATTCTAGTAAATGGTTCAACTATATCGGCTCCAAGCAATGGAGATCTAACACTTACAACATCTGGTACAGGAAATATTAACCTAGGAGAGTTCATAGTGAACGGAACAACTTTAAGTTCCAGTGACTCGTCATCTATCAACATAAACGAGGGCCTAATAGTCGACGGCACAATAAATGCTTCAGGCCAAGCAACACTTTCTGGGTTGGCCTATCCGACTTCGGATGGATCTGCAAATCAATTTTTAAAGACCGATGGCTCCGGTACTTTGTCATTTGCTGACTTGTCGATAGGTGACTTATCTATCATAGGATCAACAATAAGCACACCAAGTAATGCGGATCTAACACTGACACCAGGCGGAACAGGTAATGTTGTAGCAGGTGCCTTGACATTTAATGGCACAACTATTAGTGCCGCGGACTCAAGTAAAGTAACAATAGCAGAAGCCTTAGATGTTACTGGAGCTACTACACTTTCAGGACTAGCTTATCCAACTTCAGATGGCAGTGCAGGACAGGTTTTACAAACAGACGGGTCAGGAACACTATCATTTGCCACAGTTTCTATAGGTGATCTTTCAATAGTTGGCTCATCTATACTATCACCCTCAAGTGCAGATCTTACATTAAATTCTAGCAACGGAAATGTTGTTATCGAAGGAATTAGGGTGGCAGGCACAACGTTGTCAACAGAAGACTCAACCCCAGGTATAGAGATAGCAGGAAATCTAATACCAAGTCAGAATGGTGTTTTTCAGTTGGGATCATCCACTAGAAGATGGCAGACATTATACGTGGCGGCAGAAACAATTGACCTAGGTGGAGCAACAATTTCTTCGGATGGCTCTGGTACTTTGGCGATTGCGGCCTCAGGTGCAACTTTACCGTCAGGATCAAAGGTAGGTGATCAAACACTGGTTTTAGGTGGAAAAACTGACAAAACAGGTGCAAGGCCAGTTCAAATTGTAAAAATATTTGTCAGTGACGGAAGTACCAACAAATCAGATGCACAGTTCTTGGCCGGTACTGCTGACCTAGAACTTGAGTTCAATGGCACTGTCGAAGATGTGCCTGTGTATACAGAAGCAAACCAGGGATTTTCACTTACAGATGGTACATCATTAGCCACAAATGCCGGTGGTGTAACACTATTCCAATTTTAATTTACTACATAAATACGTACAATATAAAGGAAATGAATGCATTCCGTGACTACAAGAAGGCGGAGCACAGAATTGAGTTATGGCAGAAAAAACACCAGTACGAGTAGTCTTCAACGCTTCCAATGTAGCCACGGGTTTGGCAGAATTTCAGTCGGGCGATGCTGTAGGCGTAGCTTTTGGTGGAACAGGTCTTAACGCAATTGGTTCAGCAGGACAGGTCCTTAAAGTAAACGCGGCAGGCTCCGCATTAGAATTCGGTGCAGAGGGTGACATATCAATCACAAACCTAGTAGCACCCACAAACTCAGATCTAACACTGACAACATCAGGCACAGGAAACATAGTTCTTGATGGTATCACAGTTAGAGGCACAACTTTCAGTGCCGCAGACTCATCGTCTATCAATATAAATGAGGGACTGATTGTAGATGGTACTTTAAGTGTTTCTGGACAGGCGACACTGTCTGGACTTGTATTTCCAACATCAGATGGCTCTGCAAATCAATTCCTAAAAACAGACGGATCAGGCAATTTATCATTCGCCGATTTGTCATTGGGCGACTTTTCATTTATTGGATCAACAATAAGCAACTCAAGTAACGCTGACCTATCAATACAGCCAAGTGGTACTGGCGATATTTTAATAAGCGGAATAAGAATCAATGGTACGACACTGGACTCCTCAGACTCCACAGGAATAAACATTAATGAGAACGTTATAATCGATGGAAACTTGAATGTCACAGGCACAGTAGACTTTGCTGACCAAAACATTTCAAACGTTGGCAGTTTATCACTGGATTCAATAAGTGGTGATGCTGACTCAAACACATCCATAACTTTCAGTGGGTCAGATGTCATAACAATGGCAACTGGTGGCTCGACAGCGGCCACGTTCAACGCAGATCAAACTACGACATTCAGTGGAGCAGTATCGGGAACGTCAGCAGATTTTGATGGTGGAGTCACAATAGACAATATCACGATCGATGGCACAGAAATAGATTTGAGTTCGGGTGATCTAACGATAGATGTTGCCGGGGATTTGATATTAGAAGCAGGTGCCGATGTCAACATACCTGCAAACATTGGTTTAACTTTTGGTGATGATGGTGAGAAGATCGAAGGTGACGGAACTGATTTAACAATTACAGGAAACAATATAAAATTAACGGCGGCGACCGATGTGATTATTCCTACAAATGTTGGTTTACATTTCACAGATGCAAATGAAAAGATCGAATCGGATGGCAGTAAACTTATTATAACCTCTGGTGGTACAACATTCAACCTACCAATAGCGGACGGTAGTAATGGTGATACTTTAATCACAGATGGTGCAGGTACACTTTCGTTTTCATCATCTACTCCATCAGATGACACGAGAGCAGTTGTTAAGAACAACAAGGCAGTATCCACAACAGCAAGGACAGTTGACTACTTCCAATCATCAGCGGCTGATTTAGCTTGGTACTTTGTTGCTCTTAACGACCTAACAAATGACCATTCTAGTGCTTCCTGCTTTACAGTTGTACATAACGACTCGGATGCGTTCATAGGTGGTCCTAGGGGTGGTGCATCAGGATCAGACAATTCTTTGCCTAGCACAACAGCTGATATATCAAGTAACCAGGTAAGGGTAAAGATCGCGGCACCGAGCAATGACTCTAAAATAAGTTACTACAAGATTCCAATTTCAAGAGCAAACACGGCAGACGCCACTGCCGGTGTAACAATCACAACATCCAACACAGATGTTGATTCGGCTTCAGAGAGCATAGACACATTCGCACACGCATCTTTTAGAGCGGCAAAGTATTTGATTGTGATAGATGACAATGCAAAAACAGAGACAGGAGTAACAGAGGCACTCGTTGTGCATGACGGCACAAATGCTTTCGTGACACAATATGGCACACTACAGACAGGAAACAATGATATGATCACACTGTCGGCGGCAATATCAGGCAGTAATGTCGTGCTTTCAGCGGCAGGGTTGACACCTAACCTATCATTGAAGATACACAAAACACTGCTCGCAGATTCCATGACAGCTGTGTCAAACAACAATCAAAAAATCATAGGTGCAACCACTGTGAGTTCTACTGCCACTGCGTTTGACAGTTTTGACCTAGATGATGTTACAGCGGCGATGTACTACGTGGTGGGCAAGAACGCCACTGAGGGTGCTTTCAGTGTGCAGGAAGTTTACTGTGCTGGTGCACCTGGAGAAGCCAGTGTATCCTCAGGTGCTTATGTTTCAACAAAAGGGACCACACAGCTTGAATTTACGGCGGCGTTTGACGCAGACGAAGACAACACTTTAGCAATGAGCGTGTCATCCACGTCAGGCGGATCTACCGTTGTAAATGCATACAGAATTAACTGTTTAGCTGAATAATAACCAAAATCAACATAAATACAAGAACTATTAACAATCATGCGGGAGATATGGAACCATGACAACACGAAACTTTAGAGTCAATAACGGTTTAGAAGTCGGAGATGTAACAATCAGTGCTTCAACCAATAAAATCACAGGACTGGCTACATCAGCACCATCGGCAGACGGTGACGTTGTAACTAAGGCGTACAGTGACTCTGGTACGCAGACAATGACTAATAAAACACTGACTGCACCAGTGCTTAATGCACCGTTGGTGACAGACTTATCAGTTAACGATATCGTAACAAACGGATCAAATGCAGACTTTACAATCGACACAGCAGGTACAGGAGACATCAACCTTACAGCGGGTGCTGACGTAAACCTACCATCAGCAATTGGCTTAACATTCGGTGACGATGGTGAGAAGATAGAAGGTGATGGAACGGACTTGACTATAGCATCAAGTGCCAAATTAAACTTGACAGCCACAACAGATGTAATTTTACCACCTAACGTTGGATTAATTTTTGACACAGCAGGTGCTGAGAAAATCGAATCAGACGGTACTGACCTTAGCATAAGCGTTGGTAGTAACGGTGACATCAACATTCCAGCAAACATTGGTTTGACTTTCGGAGATGACGGTGAAAAAATAGAAGGTGATGGAACTGACTTAACTATCTCAGGTAACAAAATTAACTTGACTGCGGCAACTGACGTAATACTTCCAGTTAACATTGGACTACATTTCACTGATGCCAACGAGAAAATTGAGTCTGACGGCACTGATTTAACAATTAATTCAGGTAATGACATCAACTTGACAGCAACCACTGACATCAACATTCCAGCATCAGTTGGTTTGACGTTTGGTGATGATGCAGAAAAAATCGAAGGTGATGGAACTGATTTAACAGTCTCAGGTAACAACATCAACTTATCGCCAACAGCAGATGTAAACATTCCAGCCAACAAAGGTTTAACTTTTGCAACAGCGGAAAAAATTGAGTCAGACGGTACTGACTTAACAATCACAGTTGGATCAGGTGGAGACATCAACATTGGTGCTGACATCGGATTAACTTTTGGTGACGACGGTGAAAAGATAGAAGGTGACGGAACAGACTTAACTATCTCAGGTAACAACATTAAACTTACAGCGGCGACAGATGTTATTATTCCTACAAACGTAGGTTTACACTTTACAGATGCCAACGAGAAGATCGAGTCAAATGGAACAGACTTAACAATTACAGCGGCAAGTGGAGATATCAACTTGACTGCCAATGCTGACGTTAACTTACCCAATAACATCGGACTTGTATTTGGTGATGATGGTGAGAAGATCGAAGGTAATGGAACAAACTTAACCATTTCATCTTCGGGCTTGTGTACTATCACAGCAACTGGCCAGACAGTTATTACAAATGACTTGGTAGTAAGCGGAAACTTAACTGTTGACGGTACTAACACAGTAATCAACACAACAACACTAGCGATTGAGGACAACTTGATCGAGGTGAACAGAACAGTATCTGCCAACTCGGCCATGCCAGCTTATTCAGGAATGGTTGTAAACAGAGGTGTTTCATCAACTGCCACAGAAGAAGATCTTTTCTGGGTTTGGGATGAAGGCTTTGCAGATGACGGAACAACTATCCACGGAAACGCGGGTGGTGCCTGGACGGCATTGAGAGCGGCAAGAGGTGCGGACAATGCCTCTCCGATAACAGCAACAGAGACCAATTTGGTCGATGTCAGGTGTAACGTAATACACGCCTTAGCAACTTCGGCTCAGTATGCGGACGTTGCCGAGCGTTTCGAAGCAGACGCTCCTATGGCAACTGGTGCAGTAGTAATGGTTGGTGGTGATGCAGAGATCACAGAGACAACATCAGATTTATCTGATCAAGTGTTTGGTGTTATATCTGATCAACCAGCATACGCCATGAACGCAGGTGCAGGTAACCAAGATTCACATCCTTACGTTGCAATGACTGGAAGAACTCCGGTTAGAGTAACAGGTGAAGTAACTAAAGGTCAAAGATTAGTTAGTTCATCTATCAAAGGTTGTGCGAGAGCGGCGGCGACAGGTGAATCAATTTCACCATTCAACGTTATTGGTAGAGCATTAGAAAGTTCAACTGACGCAGGAATCAAACTGGTAAACTGTGCAGTGAGGACAAACAACTAATAAATATTCATACTTTTTAGTAGAACTAAAGGCCTTGTATTACTACAGGGCCTTTTTTTTTTGATAAATACAAACATTATGAAATACTTTTACATATTATTATTTTTCTTATTCAATTCTTATGCATATGCAGGACACTCTCAGGGAAATGATTCATGCATTGATGATCTAGTGCATTATCAAAACATGGAGAACAAACGTACAGATGCACCTTTGTTTGCAGAAAGTCAGGAATGGCGTAAAAAAGCTGTTGAAATGAATGTCATCAGAGATGTGGAAAAATGCGAAGAATACCTTGAAGAGGCATTAAGAATGATTAGGAAAAGTGGTGGTGAATATCCTACAGAATAGTTAGGTAATAAGATCTAAAATAGTTTGCAATTTCCCTTTTATAGCTTTGTTGTTCAAAGTATTTTTCAAACCCATGTGTAAATTTTTAGGCCAGCATTCAAATGCAGTCCAGCAGTAGCCCGAGTGCTCCTGATTAAGTTTTGGGATAAATTCATTTTCGATGGCAATCACATACGTGTGGAAGAAAAACTTTTGATCGTTTGACGTAAACATTTCTAATGGAATTACTTTTTTGAACTTGGGTGTGTCACCTATTTCTTCTTTAATTTCTCTTTTAAGTCCTTCGAAAGCTGATTCTGTAAACTTGGACTTACCACCGACCAATCCCCACATGCCCTGTGTCTTGCTGTGTGTCCTCTGTAGGAATAAAAATCTTTTTGTGTTTGTTGTATAGAACAGTGCACCTGAACAAATTATATTATCTTTCATGCTTTATTGTAACAGATCAGCAGTAATTTATCAAGGAGTAGTTGCATCTTGTCCAGAAGCATCGTCGTTAGCAGTGTATCCGCCGTCAAGTACTATAGTCCAGTTACCTTGTGTGTAAACACCTTCGTATGATTTCACCCATTCTGTGCCGTTGAATCTATATTGAATTCCTGTATTTAGATTGGTAACGTAATGCTGAGTAGAGTCAGGATCTGACGCATCAAACACTTTCAACCATTTGCTCTGCGAACTACTGTATTGAATGATATCTCCAATGTTTGCAATTAAGGCACCCCAGGTTGCACTCTGGAAAGAGGCTGTAGAATCTCCCACATCGTTGATAATAAGATATCTATCGCCATCGACCGGTGTGCCAGGATCGAATGTAGCGGGATTAATAATCTTCTTCACTGCCGTCAACGTGTTACTTGGAATCGTGTCATTATCTATACTGTACAGCAAGATTGTGTCGTCTAAAGTGGTAGTTGCTATGGTTCCGACAATCTCATTGCCGTTTGGTTGTGTCAATCTTATTTGTGACGTTCCGTTTGTTACTTTGCCGTATTGATCTAATAAAACTTTCCAATTTACAGCAGGCCCAAACGTGTCAAAAGGATCAGCTAGACCAGGATCATTTGCTCCAGTATGGAATCCATCGCCACCTGACTTAACATTAACCCCAGTCGTTCCGAGTAATCTTAATTGGTTTCCTGTAACTAATAATCCAAAATTGTTTGGTGTGATAAAACTTCTAGATGTCAGTTCTCCATCTATCAATCCTTTTGCTATTCCTCCATCATCGTCATAGATGCTCATAATAATTTTTTGTACAACACCTAATTTCTTGACTTTGACTGGCGGAGATAGCCATATAGGCATAGAAAATGTCATGGACGCTACATCAATTTCCGACTCTGCTCCAACAGGAATTGTCCTGGAACTAAACGTGATTCCTGTAAGTTCTACATAACTCAAGCTGGTCCAGTCTATGTAGTTGTCCGATTTCTGTATCTCAAAATCCGGATTGAAAAGGTATAAAATTTGCTCTAAGATCTGTAATTTTTGATCCGTGTTTGATGAGAAAATGTCTGCAGTCACTTCTAATCTAAAAGGTGAGGGCATAACTTTTTCAACAGTGTAACCTGCACCCAATTGATTGGTGTAGTTGCCGTCACTGTCTACATCTCTTTCTCTAAGATGTTGCTTTTCTATGTGATAAGGATTCTGCATCCTTTCTCTATCATAATTTAGTTCTCTTACATAACAAGCTATCTTAGGAGCATAATTCAATGCATTCTCACTATTGTTCCTGATAATGTTTGCAACTTGCCTGGTTGGATCTCCGTACACGACAGGAACCGCTCTCAAAGTCACAGTATCGTTTTTTGCCTTTCCTGTTTCAACTGAGAAATTGCTTAATATTCTAATGAATTGAGTTAAGAATTTTCTAACTTGTCCTTCGTAAAAGTGTAACATTTTTAATTGTCAGCCTTTGGTTTTAATGCGTTTGTAAGTGCTTGTCTTTGGCTTGTTGTTAAACCATTTATCGTATCAGATGAAGTGTTGTTAACAAATCCGGTTTTGTAGTTTGCCCTTGTATTGTTGTTTGTTGTTGTAATTCTTACAGAATCTTCAATTTTTACCCACCTGTTCCCGTCATATCGAAACAATCTGTTAGGTAGGTAATCTGTCCTTAAGAAGTAATCACCTTTGTCAATGTTTGAATTAGGAAAGCTGATGCCAAAGCCAGCTGGGTTGCCGTTCGGTGCTACGCCATCACCGTCTAGATAGAAGCCATAATGTGAACTGGCCGGTGTATCTATCACAGCATTTACAGTTTTGTCAGAACTGACTGATCCGTCTGCGTTAACGCTGTCAGTTCTAATGTTACCTCTCTCGTCTATAGGTGCAACATAATATTGCTTGTAGTTGAATCCTGCCTTAGGAGCATCTGCCTCTGCTTGTGCTACTACTTGATCATTAATTGTCTTCTCTCTGTTGAAAGTAGACATATAACTTGCAACTGAATTTTCTGTAGTGGCGTCACCTAGTATGTCTCTAAATTCTTGTGCATCAACTAATGTCTTCATTTTTAATCTTAACAGATGAGGCCACCATGTTGCTGAAAAACCCTCAGCGGCCCTGTTTACATCCTCTACTACGTAATATCTTTTAAGTGCAATTGGTATGCTTTCGTCTAAAGAATAGTCTTCTTTCATGTGTGGGAACTCGATAACATCGCCTGACATTGGCTTCCTGCCAATTCTTTCAACGATATCATTCAGATGAACTGTCAAAAACAATGTGTCGTTTTGTAGGAACATTCCAAACTGTGATAGGTTGAAGTCTGCGTCCTGCACATTGTATATCCCCCGCACTATGTAAATGTCAGGTGAATATTTTCTATCTCTGTTTTCTAAAAAAAGCAGATCTTGTATGGTTCTTTCGTTAAGGCTATCACCAGAATAGTGTGGTTGTGATGGTGAAGCATCACCATCCTTGGTACCAGTTTCTCCTTGATCATAAGGTCCTAAATATTTGTGGAAGTGTAGGTCCGTGCCACCCACCGTGAACATTTCTTTGATGTTACGATCAAAGAACTTGTAGTCATTGCCTTTTTCAGGCTTGAAAATGGATAATCTTGGCATATCACACATATTTATTGTACAGACAACGGCTATAAATATGTGTATGTCAGAACTACAAACAGGACAACAAGAAATATTTGATTACGTCAAAAACAACCTTGGTGAAGGTATGATCGACGTTGAATTAGACCCTAAACACTATCAAACGGCACTGGAAAGAGCAGTAAACAAATTTAGACAAAGATCATCAAATGCAGTTGAAGAATCATATGCTTTCCTTGAATTAAAGAAAGATCAGAACACCTACATATTACCAGACGAAATAATTAATGTAAGGAATTTGAACAGAAGGACAGTGGGATCACGAACCGAAGGTGGCGAAGGTGGAACATTGTTTGAGCCTTTCAACTTGGCCTACACTAACACGTATCTGTTAAGGGCAGGTGCAACTGGTGGTTTAGCAACCTATTACGCTTTTGCATCATACCAAGAACTAGTTGGTAAAATGTTTGGAAGTTTTATACAGTTTCATTTTGATGTTGCTACCAAAAAACTTACAATTACACAGAAGCCTAGGGCAGACAATGAAACAGTGTTGATGCACACTGACAACTTCAGACCAGATATCACTCTGTTCAAAGACATTTATTCTAAACCATGGATTAGAGATTACACTCTAGCTGTATCCAAAGTTATGATAGGAGAGGCAAGAGGCAAGTTCAATACTATAGCAAGTCCACAGGGCGGCACATCGCTGAACGGTGATGCACTTAAGACTGAAGGACAGGCAGAGATGGAAAAACTTGAAGCAGAGATAGGAAATTTCCAAGAAGGCGGTACACCGCACAGTTTTGTTATTGGTTAATTCTCCCCAATAATTTTTTAAATACCAGTAACATGAAGCAATCCCCATACAAAAATTATTCAGACCTTACATTAGACGAACTAGAAACGTTGGTGCAAGAATTAGAAAACATGAGCATAGTTGCTTTAAAACAAAGGAAAAAACAATTAAGATTTTCTATTTTAAAATCTGTCAAAGAAGCAATAAAAGAGATTGAAAAGCGTCTCAAAAGATAGTATACTATTACAATGTTGATAGGTGTAGTAGGTTTAATTAGTTCTGGTAAAGGCACAGTTGCTGATAGACTTGAACAGGAACACAAATTCCGTAAAGATTCATTTGCAAAAAGTTTAAAAGATGCTGTAAGTTCGATGTTCAATTGGGACAGAGAAATGCTTGAAGGTAAGTCAGACAAGAGCAGGGCATGGCGAGAAAAACCTGATACATTCTGGAGCAAACGTTTTGGCAAGGATGTAACTCCGCGTTGGGTGTTGCAATATTTTGGCACAGAAGTCATGCGTCAAGGCATGCACGATTCAATATGGATAGATAGCTGTCTGGCAAGATATAACGGTACCCCTACAGTGATAGCAGACACTAGATTTGAGAACGAGATCAAAATGATTAGAGAATCTGGTGGCAAAATTATACTTGTGAAAAGAGGACAGGATCCAGACTGGTTCACAAGCTACGTAGAAGGAAACATAATTCCCGCCGGCATACATTCTTCTGAATACGCATGGGCAAAATCAGATTTTGATTATGTTATAAAAAATAACGGCACACTAGAAGAGTTGTATAAACAGGTTGATGATTTAATCGTCAGCAACAAGATCACCGACACGCCATCCGAGACTACGGACACTGCCCAGCCTTTGGCAATTGGCGCAAACAGTTTTTAAATTACTAGTAACTGTATTTCTCAGATTACCATCAACAAATAGAACATCTAACTGCAAACTTTTTTGAGCCCTAAACCCACACAGCTCACACTTACGTTTTTTCTTGTACCCTGAACGTTGCAAGGCAGTCACTCCTCCCACCCGTTTGCCTGCATTCTTCCTGATACAGGTGTCGCACTTACTACGCCAATATACCCGGCCATATCGCTTGTAGGCATATGCTCTGGGTTTGGATTTACAATCCTTACACAACGGTCTGTCTTTGTATTGCATGTGTGTATTTACGTTGCCTATATAGGCATCAAGAAAACGGTAAATTATGTCAACAAAACCGTATGATTGAATAAATAACTCTAGTATATACGTAACTTGCAAGGAGAATACGAAAAATGGCATTAA